GTAGCTTGATCACCTATGCCTTTACTCATAATATCTGATTGACGAGCAGCTTCTCTTTTTTCTATATCAATAACATTCTGTTGATATGGTGACATAAACCTAGAAAGGTTTTGTTCATAAGCTAATGGATCATATGTTGGCAATGCTTGACCAGCCATATATTGAGATGCTCTTGTTCTTGCATCATATCCTGCATCAAAACTACCAGCTTGATAATTGGGATTGTAAGTACCTGCTTGATAGGTTTGACCTACTTCTCTTGGATCATAAGTAGATTGAGTTTGACCTGCTGTATAGCCTGAAGTCATTGGAGCAACTGATCCAAATCTAGTTTGAGCATCTGTGTATGCTTGAGGTGTGCCTGATGTAGCATAGCCACGAGTCATTGCCTGTGATGTTAATTCATCAGGTGAAAAGTATGCTAATCGTTGACCTTGATAAGGCTGATATCCTTGTATGCTGTCTGCTTCACTACGCTGTAATTGCCTTTCAAAATTCGGCTGTACATATTCTGGTAGATCAGTTTGAGTTACTGTTGTTTCTGTTGGTCCGCTACTACCTCCACCTTTAAACTTTCTCATTTATTTTCCTCAAATATATATTCATAAAATGTTGCAGGTTTTTTCCAACCTTTTTTATTTTTTACCCAATTCCATTGTCCATGTCTACCAATGCCTTCTAAACCTTCACAGTCAGTATCTTTAGCAAATTGAGTAATTACATCAATACCTTTTTCAACCCAGTCTTGCATATTAGTTCCAGCAGTATGTTCTAAATTTAACATTTTCTTACCAGTAGGATAAATATTAAACAAAGTTATTTGTACTCCACTAATGTCAGATGTGTTTAGTTCATAAATAATCCAAAGATGTGTTTTATTATTTATAAGTTCATGGTAAATATCTTCTATTGATGTTCTTCCACCTGAACGACCAGCAGATTTTTTAAGAAATTTTTCTACTTTTTTCCAAATTAAAGAAACTTTATCAGCAGGAACTAAAGAAATTTCATAATTTTCTTGTTGCATTTCTATTTTTTCTGCTACTAAATTCATGCTGGTAATAGTCCTCCAGCATTAGCTAATTTAGGTGCTTGTTTGGTTGTACCAGTTTTCTTTTGTCTTACTCTATCCATCATGTCATAGAGTTCTTTAGAACCAGCATCTGAACTGCCATCACCTAACATTGAAACTACATCTGCAGGTACAATAAATTCATCTTGAGATACAGCAATTTTTTCTTTATTGCCTATAGTTCCCATAATGTCATCATCCATACCGCCATTACCAACGCCTTCTATAAGTCCTGATGTTTGAGCATTAGGCACAAGTGATTGAAGAATTTCTTCTCTTAGTTGTGTAAAGGCTTCTACACCATACTTATCTACAAATTGATTAACTACTTGTTGATTATCAGACTCACCTAAAATAAACATAGTAACTTCTTGTATTAGTGGATCAACATTTGTCATTCCTCCATTATCAAACTTGTCAGTTTTAGCTGCTATTTTTTGCACACCTTCTTTACCCTTTGGTCCAGAGTTATACATTTTTTGTAAATTTTCAGGCAGTTTATCTACTTCAACATTTGTATCGCCACCAGTTTGTCTACCAATGTCTGACATTTCATCTCTATAAAAGTCTTGAATGTCATCATAGTCAAAGAAGTAATTACTATATCGATCTCTTATATTTCGTACAGATTGTTCATCATATGGACCAAATCCAAAATCAGGATTGCCACCATAAAAATCATCGCCACCAATTCCTCCATAATCAGAAGTATCTTGAGTATCATCTATTGGAGACATATTCATTGGCTGTACTGGATAAGGATTATAAGCAGATTGAATTAAACCCTGTGGTGCAGAACCTGAATAAGCTGCATATGGGTCTATAGCTGTCTGTGGTGCAAACTGTACGCCTTGTGCTGTACCTGCAACAAAGTTGCCATCTGCATCGAAACTACCTTCGTAGTCGTAACCACCTTTAGAGCCAGTATAAGTATCTGCTCCTAGTGTTGGTCTTGATCCACCTCTTGTACTCATTGATGGAGCATTAAGAGTATCAGGTCTAAAGTACATTGTTTCAGGTGCAAATCCTGCCATAAAATTAGGGTTTAAGTCATATTGTGTTTTAGCTGGTGCATATACTTGTTTACCTGCTTCATAACCATATTGATCTTTATCAGTGCTACCACCTCTATTAAACTGTGTTAATCCACCTGCTGCTGAATATAACTGTACTTCAGGATTATTAGCATACATATCTCTTTTGCGTTGCTCTTCATCCATTTCCATTTGTCGCATTTGTTCTTCAAATAATTCTTGAGAGTTTATAACTCCTCTTGCACCTAATGCTGTACCTGCAACCATACCACTAGGAGACATTAATCCTGTTGCTAATGATTTAGCACCTTGATCAAAGCCACCTGCAAAAGTATCTCCAATTGCTGAAAAAGTATTTTGCGGTTGATATGCTGCTTGTGCTGCAGTATTAGCTGCTTGTGAAGCTGCTTTTTGTCCTGCAAAATCTAAACCTTGTGTGGCTGCTTGTGTAGCTGCTTCTGTTCCTGCTGTTGTTCCTGCGGTTGTTGCTGCTGCTGTATTTGCTGCATTTGCTCCAAACCCTGCTGTTAAACCAGATAGTAATGCTTTAGAACCAGAGCCACCTGTTTGTGCATATGTAGCTAAACCTGCTCCAATACCTGCTGCTAATGCAGGAGATAATGCTAAACCTGCTGCTCCTCCTGCTGTTAATAAAGCACCACCAGCCATTGATCCTAATACTGGTGCAAGAAATGGTAAAAAGGCTTCAGGCTGTCCTGTTTGTGGGTTTACTGTAATAGGCATTGCTTGTGCCAAACCTTTAACTTCTGCTGGATTTACATGAAGAAGCATAGAGTCGCCATAACGACCTTGATTAGCTACATTTTGCGTTTGTTCTTTTATATTCATATTGCCACCTTTAGCATATCCTGTTAAACCACCTTGATTAAATTGTGAACCATAATTAGGATTCACTGCTTTTGATAAAATTTCTTTAAGTCTTGGATCATATTGATATCCTTGTAATTCTGGAGCAGGTCCATATACATCTTGTCCTCGTAAAAATTGTTCTGTTTTTGGATTATAAAATAATCCTTCAGGACCTCTTAAATAGCCTGATTCTTCATCAGGATAAAAATTCTTTAATCTATCTCTTGTAGTTGTTGTATCAGGATAATATTCACTTGAAGTTGTTGTTGTTCTATATCTTTCTTGATCATTAGCAGGAATATATTCTCGACCTATTGTTCCACCTGCAAAATCAGGTATTTCAGGAGTAAATCCATATCCAGACTGCATCTGCAATTCTTGAGTAATAAAATCACTTAAAGGCTTTGACCTATCTCTTGTGTCAAAATCTAATTTAGGAGCTTTTTCATCAAATACTTTAAATTTTACATTAGCACTTAAAGCATCTCCTACTAATTTTTTTCTAGCATTAGCTCTATAAGATTCATATTTTGCAGTAGATAATTCTTCTTTTTTAATTTTTAAATCTTCTGAATAATCATCCATTATTTTACGCATTTTTGGGTCTTGATAATTAAGTCTAAATCCAGATCGAGGGTCTGGGTCACCAAATGCACCAACTTCAATAATTAATTTTTTATCATTATTTGTTAAATTAAAATCTGTTTTATCTTTAAGTAAATTATTAATAAAATTAGCACCTGTTAATTGATATGATTTAATTAAAGGATTATCTTCTTTAAACATACCAATTGTTCTTTGTAATGCCTTTCCAGTAAAAATATCTTTTATTTGTGTAGGCTCAACTTTAGTTGCAACATAATTTAAAAATTCATTAAATTGCTCTGGATTAATATCTTTTTTTTCTTTTGCCATTAGCGTTCCTCTAAGGTTTCGCAACCAAATACGTTAAAACTCATATCTACTGCACTTGTATAAACTTTTAAAACATCTGCTTGATTTAATGTTATGCCAATAACAATAGCAAATGAATCATTAGCTGCTACAGATTTATCATAAAATAAAAATTGTTTATCGTCTGCACCTGCTCCTGCTACATGAGCACTCAATCTAAATGTTATTGCAGACCCTGTTCTATTAGCTGCAACTATAGAACTTATTGTTGTTTGTGTTTTATCAGGCACTGTATAAAGCACAGTTGTTGTTGTAGCTGCTGGGTCTAACTGTCCTAATACTTTTAAACTATCAGCCATGTTTTACACCCATTAATAAAAATTGATGTCTACGAATAGATTTGCTAACACCTGATTGTTGCATTGTTTTTAATGTTCCTATTTCAGAGTTAATATCTTGAAATGCTTGTTCAATAGTTCTTCTTGTAATTGCTTCATTAACTTCATCATATTCTATATTAGCAATAGGTAGTGGTATTGTTGATTTTTCTGCCATTATCTTTTGCCATCCTGTCTAAGTTCTAATCTTAAATCTCCTAATCGCCATCCAAAGTTATCTGCTGTATTTTCTATTCTGATAGCACTTTGCCTGCTTCTTGCTCTAGTATTTGTAAATGTAGAATTAGGAGTAACAGCAACTGTTTGTAATGTAGATAAACTTTGTAATGGATAATCTCTACCTTTAATTACAAAATTTACAGTATTACCTGTATCATCTGATCCTCTGTATTCAAGGTCTGGTATAAGTTTAGATATAAACATAAAATTTTCACCATCAGGGTCTAAATCAAAATCTGATGATTCTATAAATGCTGTAAATGAAGAACCATCCGCACTATGACCTGTTTCGTGATTATATAAATAATTATTATCTGTAGTATCTAACTTACCAGCAGCTATAGGATTATCTAATATATATGCTGGATTCCAAGCTGTTCTAGTAAAACCATCACTGGTTGTACCTATTGTCCAGGATTGCTCTAAATAATTGTATGCAATATATTTATCTACTTCAGTAGAACTAGCACTAGGATAGAACCATATAATTTCATTATGTTGTGGTATTGATGCAGCAAATACTTTAAAAGTTTGAGAATAATTAAAATCATCAAATACATGATCTAAAACAGAACATGGTAATCTTTGTGCAGAACCTGCATATTGATAAAAAGCTCCATTATCCATAAAGAAAACTGTATTACCACCTGTTGCCATAGCATTTGGAGATATTAAAGACATACCAGTTGCTACTTCATTAAAACTAAATACAAAAGGTGCTCCGACAAAACGCATTGAAACTATGCCTGCATCTGTCCAAATAAGTATTTCTTGTCTAGTTTGCATAGCTCCTATTATTGAAGAGCCTGTAGAAAGTTGCACACCACCTGCTGAGTTAGTTGCTGTAGGTGTCCAATCTACTGCACTTTCTGCATCAGAAAAACGTACTAATAGTGGGTCTATTGTTGAAGAACCTATAGGATTGCAACCAAATGCAATAACATGACGATCAATATCTGACATCATTATTTGAAATACTGATGTTGGCACATTACTTGCACTAGCCCTACTGCTAGCTGCTACTGCTCTTGTTCCAACTCCAGATGATTCATCCCAATAATATATTGTTCCATTTCTAGGTGCTGCAATAGTATCATCTCCAAAACTATCTAAACTCCATAATCTAAGCTGATTTGTTAATGATAAAGCTGGAGATTCACCCCATGTTCCACTACTCCATGCTCCTGAACCAAATCCACTATAAGGAACATATACATCTAATCCAATATTTAATTGATAAGCAGCAACTGTGCTAGAACCACCATTACCAGTATCTGATGAGTTTGCTGTTATTTCACTACTACTAGAATCTTTTGCTTCTATTGTGTAAGAGTTGGTATTAACAATCGTATCTATTTCATATTCTTGATTAAGTATTGCAGCAGTTATATTGCCACCTAAAGATACTGCATCACTAAAAGTTACAAAATCTCCTTTTACTGCACCATGTCCACTTTCAGTTACTGTTATTGTTGCATCACCATTTGATGCAGAAAAAGTTGCATCACCTGCACTAGTTGTTAATCTAATTGGTGTTATGTCATTAAAGGTTGTACCTTCTTGTGCATATAACTTTTTATGTGTTCCTAAAATATTATATTGCGATTGATTAGCAGTTTTGTAAGAAATAATTTTTCTACAAGTACCTATAAATGTATTGCTAGAATTTTTTTGCCAACCACCTATTCTTTCAGGTCTGCCTTTTCTAAATCTAACTTTGTCTGCATCAAACCAACCACCCTCATTAGAGTAGTTTGTTCCTTCTTTATTAATTCCTGGTTTAAAAATAAATTTAGAAAATGGCATTTATATCTCTGTCCAGTCTTTACCTTCAAATAATAAAGCCTCTGCTTCTCTTCTTCTAATTAATCCTTCTAACACTTTACCACCAGCTTTATTCCATCTTTTTATTTCATGTGGAACATCTTGATATTCTTTATTATTTAATTTTTTTAACATAGTGCTTTCGTTTAAGTTAGTTGGTCCTAAGTTGTAAGTCCATGCTACAAGTGCATCAAACTCACATTGTTTTAAAGTGACATCTACTGCATCATTTACATATCCACCATACTCATGTAACTCTTCTTCAAGCCAAGCATCAGCTTGTTCTTGCGTGCAAGTATCACCAGCTTTTACACCTTTAGTTCTGCCATAAGCAATCGTTAAAACATCTACGGCATCGTAGTAAGCCTCTAACTTACATCCTTCAAATTTTTTAATTAAAGAAATTCCTTCATTTGATATATGCATACTATTCCCCTTTTTTTGTAGTAACTTTTCTATAATACACAACCACATCTTTAAGTTCTGTGATGTATCTTTTAATTTCTTGCATGTTATAAGCCATAATTTCATAGTCAGGTATTGTCATAGCAAGAAATATTAATTCACCTTCTTGTGCTTCTATTCTAGCTAATTGTTCTTCCCAATTTTGAGGTGTAACTGCTATCCATTGAGGTTGTTGTAAATCAATCTCTCTAGGCATAATAGGTTGCACTATATTTCTTTCTATAGGTTTAGAACTAACTTGTATCTGTTTAGTTGGAATTAGGCTGCAACTGCAAGCCATCATCAAGATTATCAACAGTATTGCTGATTTTCTCAATGTCTTCCATGATATGCTTTGTACCATTATTTATCTTCCTTTCCATTTCTACTGGATCAGCCAATATTTTAGAGGCTAACTCATAATTTTGTATAAACTGTGTATATCTATTTAATTCTCTTTGTGCTGCTTGACTCTTTAAACTAAGGTCTTGTAATTGTTGTGTTTGCAACTCAAAGTCTTGTTGTAATGATTTTATGGCTTCTTCTTGCGTTGCAACTGCTCCTTCTAAAGCTGCATTATTGGCTTGTAAAATTTGATTTTGACTATAAAAATAATAACTAGCTAAACCAAGTATAAGTACAATTCCTAATAATATTTGTTGCATTATAATTCTTCTATTATGTAATTAAGACCGCCTAAACTTCTATATTCTATTGTTTTATTTTCAATGTCTCTAAATTTAAGATGGCTTTCTTTTTGTACTATTATTTTTTTAGCTGTATAAATTTTATCGTCTCCATCACCATATTCATTATTAAAAGATACAGTTATTTTGTAATGATATATAAATAAATTTACAAACCATCTATACAATTTTTTCATTCTTCCATACACCAATGCCAAGCATCATTATCTTGATACAAAAATCCTTGACACTGTTTATATTTTTCACGCCATTTATCAGAATCATACTTATCATTCCACTCTAAGTTAGAGTTTTCTGCTATGGGTATGTAGTTAGATGGTGTAGAACAACCAATTAAAAATATACTAACCAGCCAAAGGATTTTTTTCTGCATCTTCTATTTTGTCTATTTCTCTTTGCAAGTTTTGTATTTCAGCTTTAATAGTAGCTACATCTGTTTTAATATTAGTAACATCAGGTACTTCAATATTATCTATTTCTTTCTCAAGAAACTGGACAGATGTTTCTATAGAAGCAAAACGTTCTTCGATAATTTTCATTTCATCTTCAGCTTCACCTATACCACCTATCTTAGCTTCTAAATTAGCAATACGATTTACATAGGTAGCACCTGTGTAACCAAATCCTGCTAATGTAGAAACTATGGTTGCTAATGCTATAAGTTGTCCTGTTTTACTTTGAAACCAATCCATAGTTATCTCCAAATTTGTGGTTGTGCTTTTGTCATATTTTCTAAATTACTAATGTTTGTACTCGCATAATTATAAAAAGCATTTATATTGTCATCTAGTGTAGCAGAGGTATATATGTCTTGAGAAGCATACCAACTATTATTATCAGGCAACTGATATTGTGTGTAAGTATTAAACTGTGGCACATAACCTATTAAAGCAACTAGACTAGATTCATCGCTATATTCACCTGTAGCTTGTTGTTCTTCTTGCATTTCTTCTTGTTGAGATTCTATGTTTTGTGCAATAATTTGGTCAGCTATTTGATCTGCCTCTGATGCAGTCATAACACCACTAATAGCTGTATCTATCTCACCTTGAACATTTTGTACTTGCACATCCGCCATAACAACTTCTGTGCTACCATCTACATTATTCATGGGAGTTATATTTACAGTAACACTATTAATATTTGAACTCATAGATAATACTTGGTTATTTTGTGCAGTGGCACTTGCATATTGGTCGGACATACTTGGTGAACTTGATGTACTAATACCACCACTGGATGATGATGTAGAGCTTTGAGAAGATATATTTAAATTACTATTGCTACCTGAAGAAAAAGATTGACCAGTCAATGTTCCTGTATTTACACTAGCAGATGCAGTATTAAGAGCATTTCTAATTACTCTTAAGGCTACACTTCTATTTTTGTTTTTATCAGAAGACTCATTATCTTCAATAATTTCTAATTCTTCTATAACCTCATCAACAATTTCTTCTTCAACTTCAGCTAATCTCTCTTCTTCTAGTTCTTCAAAAACTTCTTCTAGTTCTTCAAATACTTCTTCCACAGCTTCTTCTTCAAATATTTCTTCTCTAAACTCATCTTGAGGTTCATCATTATCAGCTATGCGTTCTTCTCTTATTTCTTCTCTATGTTCTTGTCTTTCTTCTTCAAACCAATCATCAAGTTCTTCTATAGTATTTATAACTAAAAAGTTTTCAGGTTCAGTAAAATCTTCTACAAATAAAGTTTCTTGTAAAACAAACTGTTCTAATAATATATCTTCTTGATGTACAGGGTCTTCGTGTCTAGGATGAAAATTATCTATAAAAGGTAAAGGCTCAGGTTCAAAAAAAATAATAAACTCATCTGTTTCAGGTTCGCCAAAAAATTCCTCAAAATCATCATGTCCAAACTCTTCAAAAGGCGGGAACATTTCTTCTTCAAATATTTCAATAGTAATAAAAGGTTCTTCTTCATGGTGATTAGGTCTATCATCTATAAATATACCAGTAGCAAACTGTTCTTGTTCATCTACAAATCCAAAGTCAACATTCCTGTCATCAAAAAAAGCTACTGATTCTTCTTGCCTATAACCAGCACAAAAAGGTGCATATTGTGGGTTTTCATCACATTGTTGGTCATCATAAGCAGACCAATAACTAGGACATGATTCACTATAAAGCTGAGTAATATTACATTGTTGTGTTAAGAAAGCATCTGCATAACCAGAACAGCTACTATCATTTAAAGGGTCTGAACAGTCAACTCCGTTACCACTACCTACTCCATATAAACTACCACCACCTTCAAGCAAAGTATTAGATGATGTATTATTCCAGTTTGTATTTACGCATGAACCACTGTTGGTAGTGCCTGTATTACATTCATCGTGAAATAAATATTGATAAACTTGCGTAGAGTTAGCACCTACTTCACCAATAATTACATCATGGTTAATAATATCTAATTCATCGTATCTATATTCAAATGAATTATTTGGATAAAGTATAACTTCAAAACTATTATCAGAATCACGATTGTATTCACGCATATCATACCAACCGAATATCATCTTAGTATTATCACCCCAAGACTTCATTCGAGAACTATTATCTCTTATTAGATCAGTCCAAAAAGGAAACATAGTATAAGTATATTGAGAACTAATAGGGTCAGGAGTGTAATCACCACAATAGTTATTGTAATTAATATTGCCTGTACCTAAACCAAAGTGAAGACAACCATTAGTAGCCATACGAGCAGAGTCAAATTGTTGATTATAAAAAGTAAAAGTAAAAGGTATTGCTATAGTTGTTGAAAGTTGGTCATCACCTACTTCATAAGCTAACTCACCCTCAAAATTACCTGCATTTTTTTGTAGCTGATAAAGGTCTTGATTAGCTTCGTATATGTATTGTGCCTGTATATTTAGGCACAAACACATTAACCCCCATATAATTCTTTTTTGCATTGTGCTTTAGTTTTAGTTTTACTTACGATAACTTTACTGACTAAACCTGCTACATCAGCCTGTATTCTATCTCTTTTAGGATTATGTTCTTGACTACACTCTGCAACAAACTCATCTTCAAAATCCTCTTTGTCAGGTCTTTTTTGCGGATTAGCTATCCATAATGCTTTAGCTTCTTCACCTATTTTACCTTCATATGGTGCTGGTGTGCCTGCTTGCCACATAGCTTTAAATACTCTTGCATCTTGTGCTAATAAAGATATAGCAGCTACTTTCATGCCTTGATTATAAAGCATCTGTGATAGTTTTAATCTTTCACAATTCATATCTCTTACAGACTTACCACCACTTAAACCAAATACTTGTCCTTGAAATGCTCCTGAAACTCCTGTAGTACATAAATCTTGTGAATAACTCATTATAGATGGAGCAATAGCACTAGCTGGCGGTGCTTCAGATTTAACATTTTGATTTATTGTTTGTGTGCTATTTGATTCATTAATATTACGATTTGTATTATCAGATTTAGTATTATTATTGTTTTGATTTACATTATTAGTTTGCACATTTGATTGAGATGTTGATTCATTAATATTTTTATTTGTGTTATCTGAAGTGCTTGTAGATGTATTAACATTAGTATTATTAACTGTTTGATTTACTGTTGAATTTACATTACTTGTAGATGTAGAAGTATTTATATTTGTATTAGTATTATTTGAACTTGCTGTAGAGGTAGATGTATTAACATTAGTGTTTACATTTGTATTTTGATTTGTATTTACATTCGTATTTGACGAAGTATTGTTATTAGTCGATACATTTGTATTTGTTGAAACATTAGTGTTATTTGTAGTTGTATTATTAGTATTAGTGTTGGTGTTAGTATTCGTATTGGTATTTGTTGTCGTAGTGGTATTCGTTGTATCTAATATATTATTTTCACAATATTGCGTACCACTATCACAAGGAGTCGAGTTATCTTGTTGTGCGTGAACAACTGTGTTATATCCCATTAAAAATACTATCCAAAACATAAAGAAACACCACGCAAGTATATTATAGTATCGTTTATCGTTCATTTTTCTTCGCCTTTAAAACTTTTACTACTACCACTTGTACCAGCATATAATCCAAACCATGCTGCTCCACTGCCAACTATTATTGATATAAGACCACTTTGTTCAAAGGTTGGTGTTTCTAAATTCATAAACCACATAGTTGAATAATATAAAAGAAATATATAAACGCTTAAAAATACTCTTGGAAATATTCTCCAAGAATCTACAGCTTTAGCTAAATGTATCCATTTTTGATGCGGATTGCGAGTTGTTTCATCTTCTAAATCTCTAATTTTATCTTTTAGTTGTGATATTTCTTCAATCATAGCCATGAACTTATTGAGGTCCATTTCTACTTCATTTCTATCCATATCTCCTGAAAATTTACTTCTGTGGTCTTCCATATTTATATTTCTTTGTATTTACCTAACTCTATAAGTTTTTGTTTATTTTTAAGATGTTCTACTATTATGTCGCCTTTGCTTTGCCCTGTGTAAGCAACAGCTAAATATTTATCAACCATTAACTGATTAATATTTATATCATTAACATAAAGTTCACCAAGTATTCTGCCAAATTTACCTTTAGCATCTTTTTGTGTTTTTATAATAACTTTATTTGATTGGACTAAAGCATCTTGTAAAAAAGATTTTGATAATATACCTCTAGCTTTTTCATCTAAATCTCTAGTTCTAGACTCAGGCGTATCAATACCATACATTCTAACTCTAGCTTTATGAAATATTTTAAAACCTAAATCTATAGTTACATCTACTGTGTCACCATCTACTACTCTATCTATTGTGCAATTATATTCATACATTATCTTCTTTTACCTTTATGTAAGCCATGTTTTGCGTGTTGTTTACCTGCTCTTGTAGCTGCTCTTTTTTTTCTATTAGCTGCTGCTAGTTTTCTTCTACCTTTAGGCGTTGATTTAAGTCTATCTATTTGTGTTTTTGGTGCATATACTTCACCTGTTTCAGATGATTTTTTACCACTAGGAGTAGTCCATTTTTGACCTGTCCATTTTTTTAAACTTCTCTGTGATTTTTTTAATGGCATTTTATTCTCCAAATATAACTATATATGCATCTGTTTTTTTAGGTTTATTAATATGTAACCTTTGATAATTAAAACAAATATCGTGTATACCATCAGAAGTTTTATCTAATAATTCCCAAAATGATTCTCTTCCAGGATCAACCATAATTAATTGTTTATCATTATCATTTAAATATTTAATTAAATTAATCCATAAATCTGTATGTATATTCCAAAAACAAACATCTACTGCTATGTATGTATTAAAATTTAAAGGCAAAGGTTCAGAAAAAATATCTTGCAAAATAAATTTAGGTTTTACACCCATTAAACTAGACATTAAATCAAAGTATGGTTTAACATTCTCATCAGCATCCATGCCAACTGCATATGCACCTTTGCTTTGTAAATAATGTGTTAATGCACCCCAACCACAACCTAAATCTAAAATTTTATTATCTATTATATCTATTTCATCTAATGACTCTATGATAACCATAGAAGAATCCCAGATTTTATTTCCATGTAAGTTATGAACTTTTGTTTTACGTTTAAGTTTTTTTATCTCTGGATGAGATGATGTAGGTATTTCTACATTTTTAATCCATAAACTATTTGTAGCCACCGCCAGCCTTCTTATATGCTTTTGCTAACATTTGTGCTTTTCTTGCAGACCATTGCCCAGGTCTACCTCCTTTACCACCTGCTTTAATACGATTAAATATTCTTTTACGCATACCAGGTTTTGTATAGTTTCCTGCTTTATTAACTGTTGATTTGCGACCTTTTTTAAATTTAATAGCATCTAAAGTTTTAGCTTGACTAGCATGAGCTTTACTTGCTTTTTTTAGTTTATTAGAAACTGTTCTTATTGTTTTTTGTGCTCTACTCATAAAATTTGTCCTAATACACTTGAAGTAATTAATAACAAATAAAGACCCCATATCATATTTTCAAGTCTAGCAAATCTTGCTTGTCCTTGGTCTAATCGTTTTTCTATATTTTCATAACGAATAGCACACTCTTTTTCATGCGTGGTTATTTTATTTACGGCATCTTTAATTGTAGTCATTACTTTTTAGGTGCTATTTCTTTAGCTTTACCTACATTAATTGCACACCAATCTACAAGTTTATAGATTTTACCAATCCAAATATCATCTTTTGGGGTCGGTGTTAATGCACAAATAAGTGATGCACCTGATATTACCCAAGGTGCTATTTGTATTATTTTTAAAATTAAATCTAACATTATTTTCTCCTATGAAATTGATGGTTTTGGAAGCTCGTTACTTTTAAAATAACTTGGTAATCCAATTATAGGTCTGCCATCAAATTTATTTTCTTTAGCATTTTTACCATTTTTATCATTGTAGTGCAAAAATACTTGCCCACAATCTTTGCCTTTAAATGGTTTACGCCAATGTTCTAAATCGCAACCACGATACATTAACATATCACCTGCTTCTAATTTTACTTCTATACCATTTTTATTTTCTTTACCTGAAGGTTCTAAAAAAATTGACCAATCATCGCCACCTAAATTTAAAGTGGTAGATATTTCACAAGAATATCTATCTTTGTGTCTTTTTAACTCATCACCTTTTTTATAGATTCTTGCATAAGAATAAGTTTCAATTAACTTTATACCTGATTTTTTTTCCATAATAGGTTTAACTTTTTGTAATAAAGTTTCCATAACTATATCTGCGTAATGCGAATAAGTTTCAGGTATTTGTTGATCGTTCCAAACTCCAAAATATTCTGTAAATCCTGAAATATATTTTTCATCAAATAAATGTCTTGCAACTGCTCTTTTGTTTAAAAAATATTGATAACAAAAATCTGCTAGTTCGTTTGAAATAGCACCTTTAATTACTTGGTATTTATCTTTTTTAAAACTCATTAAAATCCTGGTGGCTCATCAAACCATGCCATA